CGGTTTCGCGCCTTGATTGGATGCGTCAGAAATCGCAGGGGCTTTTCGGAAAGCCGGAGGATTGTGCTGATACGGGCTGGCTACAGGATATAATTAAGGTTCTTGAGGCAAATCCAAATGCCTGATGACGCGCCCAAAGAGCAGGCCACCAGCTTTGAAATTCCTCCGAGTGCTTTAGAATTGACGGAGGAGGAGTTCAGTTTCTTTATCAATTATGTGAATTCCTTCAATGAAGGGAAGCCAGACGCTGCAAAAGTTCTCATGGAGGTCTCGCCTACAAGGAAGTTACGGGACGGGAGGCTTGTTCTTCGCAGCCGCGCAAATGCGGCTGCAAAGGCTCATCGAATCATTCACAAATTGCAGAATCTTGGTTTGTGGAGTTTGCTTTTGGATGTGGCGGGAATGTCCCTTGTGGATGCTATGCAGACAGTCAAAAATGCTTTGGAAGCGACGGACTCTGTTGTGGTGCGGGACGAGACGGGGGCAGGAAAAGTCATTCAAGTCAAGAATGCGCAGGCGTGGCGGGTGAGCTTAGATGCTGCAAAGGTCATTCTTGAGGAGCACAGAAAGGCTGCCATTGTCAAAGAAGAGCAGAGCGAAAAGCCGGATGACGGTCTTACTGCCGTTGATTTATCGTCTTCGACTTGGGAAAAGAAAGAGACGAAGGAGGCGCAATTTGAGGATATGCCGCCGAAAGAAGAAAAAGAAGGAGGGAGTCAGTGATGATAAAGACGAGGATAGGATATTCATTTGAAGAGCACAAATAGATGACGCAGCCCCTTCGTGACAAAGTCTATTGGAAGCGTCGCTGGCAGCACTACCGGGAGTCTCCGCGCGGCTATGTGGATTTCTTCCTTGAGATACTCCATGAGATTCTCTGGGAGACTCCCATTGAGATTCTGATTTCAGTTCACGAGAATGAGTGCACGGCGGTCGCGGGTTGTCATGCGAGCGGCAAGACGCGGACGGCGGCAGGGCTTGTCCTTGCCTTTGCGCATATCTGGCCGGACTCGCGTGTGGTAACGACTGCCACGCGAGGGCGGGCAGTTAGAGAGCAGCTTTGGGCGGAAATTGCCGAAATTCATGGCAAGGCATATATTCCTTATGAATATATCGGAGCGGACGGCAAGGTTCAGATTAAGAAAGGCAGCCTCGGTTCCGAGTGCCTTGAGGAGTGCCTGAAGTTTCCGGGAGCCACGCCAGAACAGCCAAAACGCAGGGTAGCCATAGGGTTCAAGGGAGAGGAACGAGTCGAAGAGTCTCATCAGGGCTTCCATGCAGGGCGTGTTTTCTTTGTGATTGACGAGGCGTCGTCCATTGCTCCAAGCATCTTTCGCTCGCACATGAAGATTTTGAACAACCCGCAATCGCGCTTTTTAGTGCTTGGCAACACCCTTCGCGGTTCCGGCCCGTTCTATGATGCTTTTCGCCCCGGATCGAAATTCAAAACCTTCTGCATTGACGCGGCAGACACTCCGAATGTCAAGCATGGCCGAGAGGTGATTCCGGGGATGTGCACGCGGGAGTGGGTTGCGCAGATGAGCAGCGAGTTCGGCAAAGACCATCCGTTTGTGCGCATGGCTGTTCATGCGAAGTTCCCGGAAACGGATTACAATCTTCTCATTCCGCCGGAGTGGCTGGAGTTGTCTTTTGAGCGGCATCGCAAGATGATAGAGGAAGGTTTTGTGCCGCGAGGCAGGAAGAATCTTGGTTGCGATGTAGCGGGACGCGGAGCGAATCAGACGGTGCTCTGCAAGAGGCAGTTCAATTTCGTGCATGAATTCAGTGGTTATGGTTCCTGCACGGTTTCTGAAACAACATCGCGGCTTCGCTATTATCTCATGCAGGGTTGGGCAATAGCCATTGACGCTATCGGTCTTGGAGAAGGCGTTGGAGACGAGCTTGACAAGACCTATAGCGAGCTTATTGAAAAGGCGAAATCTGATGAGGAACTGATGTCTGTGCCGGAGGTTCGTGCTGTGCGCGTTTCCGAGGCGACAAAATTGCGGGAGGCTTCAGCCAACTTTGAGTTCGCCAACTTGCGGTCGGCTCTGTGCTGGAGAGTCCGCGAGGCGCTTGATCCGAAAGGCAGGATTCAACTTGCCATACCGGAGACCAATGCGCTTCGGCAAGAGGCTATGATGACATGGGAGTTTGACCGCTACGGACGAATTCTTGTCGAACCGAAAGAAAGCGTAAAGAAGAAGCTCGGCGGGCGGTCGCCGGATTATTTTGATTCTTTGATGCAAACTTTCGCTTTGCCGGATGATGAATGGCTGCTCGAAGAGGAAGAAGCTGGGGAGCAGCCGGACGAGGCTAAAAGCAAAACAATTCGAGAAAAGGAAGAGACTCCGGGAGAGAGATTGGATGAGGAGCTTTTCCCTGATATAGAGATTGGGGACGAGTCTTTGTTTGGGAATCTAACTTTTGGAGGTCTCTGAAATGGAAAAGTCTTTTGTTACCGCACTGGGGATGGTCATTTTGATTGTCGGAGGCTTTATCGGTTTGTATCTGAATCGGATTGATACACCGACTCTGATTATGCTTGTTGGCACCGCGACGGGGATTCTTGGTCTTGGCCGAAAGCTCGACCGAGTGAACCATACGCTCAAGGAAAATGGGAAAAGTAATGGAGGTGGGCAATGAAACGCATTCTTTTCCTCCTTCTATTGTTGCCTTCCGTATTGTTTGCCGAACGCACGCCCAATCCGAATCAGATGACCATGCAGCAGATTTTGAATCGGCAGAACCAGCCTTATACAAAGACGCTTCTTTGGGATGTTGTCTTAGATAGCGCAGCTTCGGAAACCACAGCGGCTTTTTCCATCAATGAGTGGACGGGAACGACCGGCTACTATCGCGCCGAGATTCAGCTTGAGAAGGTCGGCGCGGATACGCCCGGATTTTGGTATGAGTTTCAGACTAAGCTCGACCGAGATTCGAGTGAGTGGACTTCACCTTTGGACGGGAGCGGCATTGTAATATCAGAGGCGAACGCGATTGATTCCGCGCTTAGCTGGCACCAATCCCTTCCGGTTCTTGGGGGCGATTCCATCCGGTTCATTCTGCATTCCGGCGATAGCTGCTGTGTGAACAAATTTATTCTGTGGGTGAGATGATGAAAATACCATTCACAGAAGATTGGAGGCTGAGCCGTGCAGAGAAGCGGCAAGATTTCGAGCTTCGGTTGCAAGAGCACTTGCAGGAACGCCGTCTTGAGCACGAGATAAAGTTGTTTGAGCGGCTAAGCGAGGCTGCTGTCCATGATGCAGACGAGGATGCGGGTTGGCGGCCTTTGACGGCGGCAAAAGATGACCGGAGCCTGACGCCGCTTGAGCAAGACGATATGCAGCGGCTTGGGGCGCAGATGTGGTCGCGCAATCCTGACGCGCGGCATATTGTCGAGATTCAAGTGGCCTATGTCTGGGGAGGCGGGATGCGCTACGAGGCGACGGACGAGAGGGTGCAGAGGATTTTGGATGAGCACTATGAGCATCCCACCAATGATTGGGAGCAGAGAGGCGAGCGCATGGTTCGCTCTTTGGCTGTTTTCGGTGAGTATTGTCCGGCGGCCTTTGTGCGGAAGGAGGACGGTTTTGTCAAGTTTGGAACGATTGACCCGGCGCGGATTGACACAATAGAAGTGAGTCCAAACAACATAGAAGAGTTGCAATGGGTCAACTGCAAAATGGATGAGGGGATGCAACAAAAGCGCTATCGCGTTGTGCATCTCGATTCCAAAGGGTTCACCCCGCAGATTCGGCAGCCTTGGGCTTTACCTTACATCGAAGCGGCTGCGGATACGACGGGCCGGTTTGTCGGCAATGCCTTCTTTTTCGCCGTTAATCGTTTGCCTTCGACCACGCGTGGGCGAAGTGACCTCTATGCGCTGATTGATTGGCTGGATTTCGTTTTCAAGGTTTATGTGCTACGGGCGAAACGCGCGGAGATTCTGAATAGAAGCCCCTTGAAAGCAAAAGTGGCCCATGCCAGCATCAATGCGCTTCTCGCCGGCAAGGTCAGAAAAGAGGTTGAGAGCATATTGACTGGCAACCTAAAGTCGAAGGCCCTTTTAGCAAGCGATGAGTTGGATTGGGAATATCTGACGCCGGACATTAAGGGCGGCGACATGGCGGACGAACTTGGGATACTTTTTCGGCCCATTCTTTCCGGTTCGCACTACCCAATCCATTGGTTCGGCATGTCGGAAGGAATGAGTCGCGCCACTGCTTTGGAGATGGGCGACCCGACTTTGACATGGCTTCAATCTCGCCAGCGGCAGGTGCGGCGTTTCATGGAAGATGTTGGCCGCTTCGTTATTGACCAAGCGCGTATTTTTTCCGACCGGCTCAATGGTGTCGAGAACTTCGATTTCAAAGTCGTTGCTCCGGAAATCTCCGTTAAAGACCAAGCGAAGATTGCGACGGTTGTTGTCCAAGTTGCCAATACGCTTGTCATTGCCAATTCTAACGGGTGGATTGACGATGAGCAGTGTAAGCAGGTTATAAGGCTTTTGCTGGGTCAATTCGGTGTTGACCTTTTGCCGATATTCACCAAGCCGGTGTCTGAGAAGGCAGCAGAGGTGAAGGAAAGCCTTCAAAGCTCGTCTAATGATAAGGTGGCGCAGACGCTTGCGTATTTGAGCCGCACGACAGCCGCAAATTAGAGACCATGACCCTTGCTGAATACAAAGTTGAGGCTGCAAACCTTGTAAGAAGTTGCGGCTGGTCTGTCGAGACGGAACTTGGCAGGGCGCTCGTGGACAGAATCGCTTTGCATCTTTTTAGCGCTTATGTAGAGGGCGAGCGTAATGGCGTTCGACAGATAATGGACAGAATCAAAGAGGAGCCTTCCCGATTTTTCAAAGACCCGACGGATATGAGCGACTCATAGGCACTTTCGGCAATCCCTTTTTGGACGAGTTCAAGACGGATGGAGAATTCGACCTCAAAAAGTGGGAGGCTGACATTACGGATACTTTCCTGCTGCCGGAGCCGCTGGAGCTTGCTTGGAAAGACCCAGCAGGCCATTCTCAGTTCGCAACGCGGATTCGCTGCCATCATCTAATCGTGGAGCCACTGCAGGGGATTTACCAGACCCTTTATGATGAGGGGCTCTGGCAGTGGCTCTCGCCTTTTGGCGGGTGCTACTGTTTCAGAGCGAAGCGTAAGAGCAGCAAGATGCTTTCGACTCATAGCTGGGGAATTGCGGTTGACCATTTGAGACTGGGGAAGATTCGTCGTGTTTGGACTCCGACCTTGCCGGGTGGCGAGGATAGATTAGCCCAGCAATGTTTGGAGCGAGTGGTCTCCATTTTCAAGGAGGCTGGCTGGTTTTGGGGCGGTGATTTCCTCAGATACAAAGACCCGATGCACCTTCAGTTCTGTATAGGATATTGACTATGACCATTGAGGATGCGAAGAGACTGACTGTTGAGGTTGCAGAGAGAGGGCACGGGCTTTACCTGCAAGAGTCAACGGCGGAAAACTTTGCTTGCGACCATTTCACGGATTTTGCGATTCATTGTGAGCCACAGGACATTGAAAGTCAATGGGGCGAGTTTGTCAGGGACAATGTTCTCGACTGGCTTCATTCAAAAGAAAAAGATTGGAGGTATGACCCATGCTGAAAGCTGTCAAGCTCGGCCAAAAGGTTTATATTGAGGACATATCCGGCGTGAACCCTCGGCGCATCGGCCCCTTGTCGAAATCCGTTGGTATCGCGCTTGCACAAGACCTTTGGTCGTTTTTCCAAAAGCCAATCAGGGGGCCGGTCAAGGTTAAAGAAAAGGAACCGGAGCCTTTGCCGGAAGCTGTTTTAGAACCTGAGTAATGTTAGAAGGAGACTGCAATGCCAAGAAAGAGAATGTCCTCTTTGGAAGAACCGAAGGCACCCCGGCATAAGCGCGTGCTCTATTACTCGTTGGAGCGCGAAGAAGGTGAACCGGACGAGGTGGGACAGAAGCCTTATCTGCAAATCGGTGTGTTCGATTCACTGAAGTCGCTTCTTGCCGAGGCACCAACGTTTCTCCAAGACGGCGAGTGTTGCCGTGTCGTCGCCGTTCTTCGGGAGCTTACTGCGCGGGAACAGCCACCGAAACAGTTAAGAATCAAGTTGGAGCCAAGGCAAAAATGATTCATCGGCTCCGGCTGACCCCTGTGCCAAATGACATTCTATTCGACCCCATGCTTAGGCCGGAGCCGAAACTGCTCTATGCCGTTCTCCTCTACTATCGCATTAACACAAAGCCGACTGAAGAGTGCAAATGGCCGGGGAGAGAGACCCTTGCCAAGCTCTGCGGATACGGCGTCAAGCCAAAACACATTGCCGAGTGGACAGACTACCTTGAGCGAAAAGGCCTGCTCAAAATCGAGCGACACGGAACCAGAAGAACAATCTACCACCTGTTGAGAAAAAAAAACATGGGCAACTGAATAGTGAACAATTTATCCCAATAGGCGAGACAGAAATGGCAAGACGACGGCAAGAATCTATATCCAGATTTGACATAGCGACTAATTTGCTTGGACATGTAAAGTTCAAAAAGTTTCGCCGTGAACTCGGATACCTCTCTGAAAATGAATGTCTTGCCTTGCTCGTTCGATTCTGGATTTTTACCGCAAACTATCGCGGTATAAGCGGCAATCTCGAAGACATCGAAGATTGGGTCTTCGCCGATGCCTGTGGATGGAATTCTGATTCAGGTTCACCAGAAATCTTGACAAACGCACTAATAAAAGCCGGGTTCCTTGACAAAAATAGAATAGTGCATAATTGGGTTGAAAGACAAGGACTCGTGCAGACAATCCTCTATCATCGCAAGAGAAGAGAAAGACGGGAATTGCAAGGGGCTGTTCCTAAATCACATACAAAGGATTGCAATTTGCAAACACATAGCAAATCATTAGCAAATAGATTGCAATCAAATGGCGAACAACAATACGAAACGAATACCCTTCCTCTCCCTTCCTCTCCTCTCCCTTCCTCTCCGGAAAACATGAGATCATGTCAATCTCCTCAAGGGGTTTCAAAAGGGGATGTGAATAACTCGACCTCAATTGTGAATAACTTCGTCAACAAGTTCGGACTCCTTCCGCAACTCCTCCCAGACCTCCAAGCCATCCAGACCGCACTCCAAAAACTCCTCAACCCCTCCAAAGCCGAACTAAACGCACTCATGAACGCTACTCAATCCGTCGCAAAACAGGTCTCAATAGACGCCGCTTGGAGCTGCTTCGGAAACCTAAAACAAGAAATATCATCGGGTAACGGACGAATCAAAAACCCAGTCGCTTACTACAAAACCATCTGCAACCAAAAAATACAAGAGTTTAAGAATACCTTCGACCATAACATCGACCAAGATGACCTTGAGATAGCACGATGAAAACCACAAGATATTGTGCCTCTCTGCATATCACCACTATATCTTGTGGAATATATTTAGTAGTCTCCACAACATGTAGTGGTCAAACCAAACCAAGCCACAAGATATTGTGGATTCAAAAAAGTTAGTTGAGACTAACAGCTTCGGCGGCCTTGCGCGAGTGCGCGGGCAGTGTGCGGGTGAGCAGACGCGACCGCAAGAGCCGCTTTTGGGGTTGGGATAGCTTCCCAGAATCGGCGGAAACGGCCTTCCTGTCGCTTCTGGCGCGAAAAAATCTTGCAGGCGAGGCAAATAACATCGGCACCCAAAATCGCGCGTCTCAGACTATGTTAAATATGTATCTATTTATTTTTGCTAAAGCGGACTTTGGGAGGCTTCGGCTTCCGCCCTGCCCGGCCATGAAGTGCGAAGCCCCGTGTCCGCGATTTCCTCTATGAAGCTCATAGAGGGAAAAGTGCAAAAGTCACATAACAACTTATATGTAAACTATGTTCATTAACTCCCGTATTCTCAAAGACTTAAAAACAGACAAAAATTGTATGAAGTTAAGTATCCAAAACATTTGTGAGCCAAAGGAAACGAGCGATGTTAGGATTGCAAAACAGGGATTTCACCGGAGACAAGGTCTTCGAGACCGCATTAACCCTCCCCCCCTAAATCTGAAAAAGTTGGGCAGGCAATGCGGGTATAGTGAGTTCTGGGATATAAATTCTTGGAATATAGGGATTTGCTTCTAAGTGGCTGAGAATGTTAGGGTTACATGTGGGGATGTAGTTGAGGTATTGCGGGGGTATCCTGATTCTTATTTTGATTCTTGCGTAACCGACCCGCCGTATGAGCTTTGGTCTTCTCGGAATGGTGGCAAGGGATTTATGGGCAAGGCGTGGGATGGGAGTGGGATTTCTTTTTCTGTTGAGATGTGGCGCGAGGTCTTGCGGGTGTTAAAGCCGGGGGCTTACTTGCTTTCGTTTGGCGGGACGCGGACTTATCACCGGATGGCAAGCGCGATTGAGGATGTGGGTTTTGAGATTCGGGATATGATAGAGTGGATTTATGGGTGTCTCAGTGAGGACACAGAAATTCTGACGGTGAACGGGTGGGAACCTTACCATAAATCGCTTGCATTTAATCCCGTATTGTGCTATATTACGGAATCAGATGAGTTTGTATTTGAGAAGCCAATACGGATTTTCTGCTATGAGAACGAGCATCCCGCTTACCATATTTATTCAGATAAGACAGACCAAATCGTCTCCAGAAACCATCGTTGCTTTGTTGAACGAGGCGGAAGAAATATATTCATCGCAGCCGAAGCACTTCAACGCGAAGAGGATATACCCTTTTTGGAAAGTTTGTCAGATTTGCCAGATTTCATACCCTTGTCACACGAAGGAGCAAGCATCTCGAAAGAAGACCTGCTCGAAAGAGTGCGCCTCCAAGCAAATATCGGTAATAAAGAAAGCGGCTCCTTACAAAAGGCGGAAGGCTTGGGTAAATCTTGTTTGTCCAGTTTGTGGCAAAAATTTCGAAAGAAGGGTATCCTACATAAAAAGAATGCAACTTCCCACATGCAGCGGCCATTGCAACGGAATATTGCGTGGCCGGGAATGGGGGAAACACGCATACAAAGGTCGCACGGCGTGGACGGAGGAATCAGAAAGGTCTTACAAAGAGAAGATGTCTGGGGCAAAAAATCCCGCATGGAAAGGTGGGGTGACCTATTTCAGAAAGCATGGGAACTATGCACCGATAAAATATGTTCGCTGTCCGAAAGACTATCTACCTATGGCGCGGAAAGATGGTTATGTTATGGAACACCGTCTTATCATTGCACAGCATCTCGGTCGCTGTCTTTTGGGAAGCGAGGTAGTTCATCACATAAATCACGACCCGCAAGACAACCGCATCGAGAATTTGCAACTATTCAAGAGCAACCAAGCACACAAGGCATACGAAGGACAAGAGCAACAGTCGAAGAAATAGAATATCACGGCAAGGTTTGGTGTGTTCAAGTATCGAGCGGAGCTTTCGTGGCGCGGAGAAATGGCAAGATATTCATTACGGGAAATTCAGGCTTTCCGAAAAATTTGAATCTGGGCAAGGCGATTGATAGAGAAGCAGGGGCGGAAAGAGAAATTGTGGGTCACAAAAGCAGAGGCGATGTTGAAAAAGCAAAAAGTTCTGGTGTTACAATGGCGGCGGCTCATGCGAATAGAAATAACAAGGCCATTTTCGGTTATGGTGAGGAAGTTCTGTCTTTACCAGCAACTCCAGAAGCCAAGCAATGGTCGGGTTTCGGGACGGCCTTGAAGCCCTCCCACGAGCCTATCTGTAAGGCGCGGAAGCCTTTGTCGGAGGGGACGGTTGCCGCGAATGTATTGAGGCATAGGTGCGGGGGGCTGAATATAGACGGGTGCAGGATTGGAACAGAGCAAAATTTGAAAAGAAATTGCAAGGGTTGGGCAAGTTCAAAGAATGAGGGATACAAAAGACCTTGGATGGAAAATGCAGAGAAAGAATGTTTTGGTTCGGATAAGGGTCGTTGGCCTGCGAATCTGGTGTTGAGTCATTTCTCTTCTCTAGTAATGATTTTGCGGAATGATATTCCAGAAGAATTTCGGGCAATTATAAAGGAGTATTATCATGGCTATACTCGTGTGCAGGATTTGCGGGAAAGAAAAAATTGTCCAAGCTTCTCGCCTAAATGTCGGCCTGAAATATTGCAGCAAGGAATGCAAAGCAAAGGCGCAGATGAAGGATATGACTCCCAAAAAGGTAATGCTAACTTGCTTGACTTGTCAGAAGGATTTCATAGTTCCAAGAGCATGGGCAAGGGAAGGTCGAAGAAAATTTTGCAGCAGAACATGCAAGAATCAATATATGAGAATAGCAACGGGGCAGAAAGCACCGCACTATGGGAAAAAACACAGCAACGAATCCAGAGACAAAATATCTGCAACGAGGTTGATGAAAGGAATCTCGTTAAAGAGAGAACAACATCCGATGTGGAAAGGAGGCAGATGCCTTCAGAGCGGATATGTTTCTGTAATGATAGATACTCTATCAGAGGAACAAAAAGAAATGGCGCGCAAAATGAGGCCGAATCAGATATACATATTACAACATCGACTCATAATGGCAATGAAATTGAGAAGAGCATTACTAGACACGGAGACAGTTCACCACATCAATGGCATCAAGACAGACAATCGCCCAGAGAATCTGATGATAGAAAATCGAGAGAGACATTCACATCTTCACAGACAAATGGAGAAGGAAGTATTAAGACTCACGAAGGAAAATCAAAACTTGAAGTCCTTGCTCATGATATTCCTGATTTTTGGATGCCCTTCTTCATTAAAACGAATGAATATATAGGGTGCAAGCGTTTGGGAGTGAAGAAGGTCAAGGGTGCTGGCATTGCTATTCGGTCGAAAAGTAGCGGCAAGACTTTCGGTTCAAATAGTCCGCGCCCGCCTTTACCAGATTTGGGTTACACGGACACGGAGGGCTTTGAGGAGATTGAGTCATGGGATTGTGTTGACGGTTGTCCTGTGAAGGAGTTGGACAGGCAGAGCGGAATCACTTCTTCTTCTTGTTCTTGGCGACCACCCGATAGAGGGGGGACAGGAAATAGTTTGGTTTTCAAACATGAGTCTGGAGAATTTCGCGGATTTGAAGATTCTGGCGGAGCCTCTCGCTTTTTCAAAACCGTCAATTTTTCAAAGGAGGAGATATGCGAACATGCGAATTTTGTGACAGGCAATTCGAGCCTAAAAAGAAGAGCAGAAGATTTTGCTCTAAATCTTGTAGCAATCGCGGGCAGCCAAGAGGAAACAATGTCCGGCGATTTGATACAACCTTTTATGAGCGCAATGCTGAGTCAATCAAGGAACAACGGCGGAGACGGTATCGAGAGAATCCTGAATATCGGAGAAGAGTGCTTGCAAGGATTATTGCACATGCTCACGGAACAGTTGAACGGAAACCCTGTGAACAATGTGGAAATCCAATCACTGATAAACACCATAGCGATTATGCAAAACCTTTTGAGTATAGATGGCTATGTCGAAGATGTCATATCTTACTTCACAGAGATGAATATGGAAGCTGGGGAGAAGGTTTGCGAAAGTCCATTTAGATACTGTGCGAAGGCATCGCCAGCGGAGAGGGATTTCGGATTGAAGGGCGGAAAGAAAGTTGCCGGTGGAATGTCAGCGCGAGCAGATGGTTCTTTGGATGGCCATGTAACTTATCGAAGGAACACCCATGCTACAGTCAAGCCCTTGAAGCTGATGGAATGGCTTGTG